TTCATATACTGTCATTGTGCCATACTTGAAGCCTTCTGCAAAGTTGCCATCATCATCAATGAAGCCACCTCTGTGTGAAGCAACACCATCTGAAGACTCACCATGAATCAAGTTGATGTCTGGACTTTGAGCTTGCCAGAGAGTATTCAGATCACATTCATAAAGTCTGTCTTGATTGAGTTCATTGCCAGCACTGTCAACAATAGAGACTTCAAAGTCTTTCACACTGAAGACCCTCAAGTCTTCATCACCTTCAATGATGTTCCAGCTGCCATTGGTGCTGCTTGCATAATCATACAAAGAGATTTCAATCTGACCAGAGATGTCAGCAGCAGTGCCTGCATATTGCCACAACGGTATGGCAAAGCTAAAGGTGAACCAGCTGTCATTGACAGCACTCTGATTCTTTGATACTTGATTAGTTTCACATGCTGTTGTTGACCATGTTGTTGAGCCACCTTGATAATAGTGAGAACCTATCTTGATTCTGAATCTTTGCCACATACCATAAAATGGATCAGTGTCACCTTGTGCATTGTAATATGCATCACCAGTCTGAACATGCATCTGAAAGCTGACTTTCAGGTATTGATTCTCCATGCCTCTCACATACTCACTGTCACCAGTATACTTCATTCTCAGAAGCTCATCACCATCCTCATCTGGAATTGCCCTTGTCCATCTGCAATGATACTCATCTTGATTGTCATATCTTGAAGCATACCAAGCAGCACCATTGCTGAGTGTCCAGCCAGAGATACCACCCCAAGTTGAATTGTAATAGTAATTATCACCATCATCTGAATCAATACCAGCATTAACCCAAGAGCCATCAGCAGAGTGCTGAGAAACATCTGACCAGTTGCTGGCTTGAATCATATTGTCAGCAGCATAGCCAGAATAGTTCATTGCAATCTTTGAGAATCCACTCATGAAGTCAAGCATCGCACCTTCTTCATACCATTCAAAGTCAGTGCCTTCTTCTTTTGTTGGTACAACTGTTGTTGATGAGCTGTATGCACCTGTTGACACAAGAAAGCTTTTCAAAGTGATGGAAGCATCAAGCATCAATGGATCAAGAATTATATACTTATTATTGTACATGAAGCTGATCAGTCCTAGACCTGTTAAAATGCCTTCAAGCACCTCTCTGAACTTCATTGGCGTGTCATTCTCATCATAGTAATTCTTATTGTTCACAGTGATGTGATCAAGAAGAGTGTATGTTGAACCTGTTGATTGTCCAGTGTAGAGCATATCTTCACCAATCATGATGTGAGTTGTTGACAATCCAATCTGATCAATGCATCTTCTGACAACATCAAGCACTGTGTCTTCTCCTGTGTATGTTGAACCACTATCCAGATAATCATATCTATCAAGCAAGTTCAGACCATCATTGAAGATTATGCTGATCTCATAGTTGTCGTACTCACTGAATGGTTCTGAATAATAGCCAGTACTGATGTAACCATGAAAGAACAGAACTGTTGATTTGTATATTGATATTGTGAATTCTTTTGGATCAGCAGTGTATAAGCTTCTCAGATCATCAGAGTCTTTTGCCAGTACTCTGACAACACCACCAGAAGCTTGCACTGGATCAAAGATGTCTTTGCAAGCTGGCAAGTCAATGCTAAGAGGATTCTCAGCACCAAGCAAAGTGATCACTGCACCAGAATAACTGGCTGAAGCAATGTCTATCTTTGTGGTGTTCTCATCAATATCATCGTATTCAATCCTGTATTTGACAGCCATAATTACCTATAATTAGATTTCTTTCTGTTGTAGTTCTCAGTGACTCCAACAAGCTTGTCTCCTTCTATTTCAAACTTTACAGTGAAGTCATTCTGCTGTTGTGCAGAAGCTGCTGCACCGCCACCATTGTATGCAGAACCACCACCACCATATGATGAAGCTGTTGCTTTGATAGCACCACCAATCACCATGAGTGCTGCACCAGCACCAATCAAGCCAATGGCTGCTGCTGGATTTGAAATGTTGCCAAGCAGTGCTTGGAATGCTTGTGAGCCTACACCAAAAGATATGAACAGTGCACCCATCTGTGACATGAACTCTCCAACTGCTGAGAGCACATTGTCAAACATTGATTCCCAGTCACCAGACACCAGTGCTGAACCAATACCCTCTGCAATAGTGCCGACCATGCCAGCAATACTGTCTTGAATAAGTGTCTGAATCTCATCAAGTCCTTCCTCCATCTGAGCCTTCATGTTGTCAAGATCAACTTGCATTCTTTCAGATAGAATGTTCATCTTTGCATTAAAAGCATTGGTGATCCAATCAGACTCTGGCTTGTCCAACTTTGGCTCAAAGCCTTCTGAGAACTTCTCCGTCATCCAGTCTTTAGTGTCATATTCAGCAGCTTCTACAAGAGCAGCAGCAGCTGCTGCTTTAGCAATCGCTTCTCTGTCTTTAAGTTCCTTTGCAACTTGAGCAGTGATTGATCTCTGCTTCTCATCAGATTCAGCCAGCTCATTATTGGCTTGCACTCTGATGTCATACATCTTTGCCTCTATTGCCTTGAGCTTCACTGCATCATCATATGTACTTGATGCATAGTTGAACATCTCTTCTTGAATCTCTTGCTGCTCAGAATATATCTTTGTCTTATCTGCCAGAATTGCATTGGTCAGAAGTGTGTACTTGTTAAGTGCTTCTTGTCTGACAGCAGCATCAGCATCAGTCTGCATTGCAATTCTTTTTGCATTGGCTCTCTCTGCATCAAGCTTCTTCCATTCAACTTCTTTGTCAAGCAAGATCATCTTGAGATCAAGCTCTTGTTGTAAAAGTGTATTGTAATCATCTTGCCAGTCATGCTTGTCTTTCTGACCTCTGATCAGCTTCAGCTGCTCACGAGCTTCTTTGCGTGTTGCTGCAAGCTGTTCACCTTCAGCTGAAGTTGTGACTCTGAACATGCCTCTTGTTGCTTGCTTTCTTCTTCCCTTCTGAATATCTCTCTCAGCTTTCCATGCATCCTTTGCTGCTCTTGTAAAACCAGCATAGCCATCTTTGATGGTGTTCAAGCTCTTGCTGTATTCATCCATTTCTCTTCTGGATTCCTTCACAGCATTAGAGATCAATGCAACTGCTGCTGCAACTGCTGCCATAACAAGAGCTCCTTTGCCTCCACCTTTGCCGATCTGAGAGAACATATCAGTGAACTGACCAGTGAGCATTCCAGCTGTGCCACCAAGACCAGACAATGAATTGCCAAGACCAACAACAGTGCCTTGAGTCTTGCCAAAGCCTTTGCTTGCAGAGTCATTGAACTTCTTAGTATTATTACCAAAGTCCTTATTCTTGCCTTTGGCTCTGTCCATGTTCTTGACAAACTTGTCAATGTCTGCTTGAAGCTCAACAACTAAGCTGAAATTCTTTTCTGCCATTACTTTATAATTTTACCAAAGATGTTCTTGAGTTCTTCAAATCTCTCTTTGCTTGATGTTCTTTTTGCCTGCTCTTTATCCCACTTTAACGGCATGAACTGCTGTGCTGTTGGATTGCCTTTCATATGTGGCTTTGCAGATATATATGCAATCTGTCTTGCCTGCTCCCACTGATCCCTTCTTTGCTCATCATATCCATTGTATGCAAGAACATATGCCTGTTGACTCATATCATTCAAGAAGTACTCTGGATCAATCTTCATGATTCCAACAGCTATCTTGTAGCAATCCAGCCAGCTGAATCTTGTCAAAGTGGTTGTTACTTTTTTGTGTCTTCAGCTTTATCTTTCCTTTCTTCTTCCATCATCCTATTGAGCACATCAAAGTCATCATCAATGAAGTCAATGAATTCTTCAAATGACATAGTGAATTCAAGTCCAGCCTTCTTCATACCAGCAATTGTGCCAGTGAATAGATACAAGAGATTCTTTTCAATACCTGTTGACTCACCAAGAGCTTCACCACAGACTCTTTCATATTCAATAGATGCTCTGAAGTTAGGTCTGAACCATAGTGTTTTACCATTTGTTTTGTACTGTCTGCTTTTTACTTCCATGTGTGCTTAATTTTATGCTTGATTAAAAATAAAGCTCTGCCCACATTGAGCAGACAGAGCTTGTTTATATTACTTACTGTTTAGGCTTTTGTTCCATCAACAGCTGTGATGTCACCATTACCAATGAATGATGCTGAATAAGACACATTGTCTTCATCAGATGCAGTCTTTGATACATTGGTGAGATAGATGTCTCCTGTATAATATCCAGCTGTTCCAGTTGCAACTTGTGCTGAATCTGGTACTCCTGCACCAGTGGCACTTGCAGATGCAATCTTTAACATAGTTCTTGCCTTGATAAAGCCAAGTAACTTGTGATAATCACAATCTGCAACATAGGTCACAAGACCATCAAGTGAACCACTGAATGATGTTCTGAGTGGTGCAACAGTGTCTGCTGTGCCAGTGCTCTTTGTGGAAGTTTTTCTTGTTCCCATATCATAACTAATTGAATGTGCTGTTGCATGTCCAAAAGCTGTGTATGTTGAACCTTCATCTGTGCTGTAAAAAAGCAACAGGTCTGTTCCGTTCATTATCATAATACTAAATTTTAGATGTTGTTATACTGAATGTTAATTTTTGAAAGTATGTGTCAGACTCAATGTCATAGCCTTCTTCACCTCTGCGAACTCTTGAGTGAATCACTGTCACTCCATTGTGAACACCTTTGACAAGCTCAAGTGCTGATCTTACAGCATCAGTGATGTCAACAACATCTGGATAAGACTTTGCAAACATGATAACTGCAACATCAGAAGAATCAATCACTGCACCGCTCTTGTCATAAGTGACATCAAGTGTCTCTCTCTGAAAGACAAGGCAAGGTGCTTGAGTTCCTTCTGGCATTACTATTGGAAAGACACCAGTGACCAGTGCATTGATTGCTGTGTCATTGTTTAGAATGTGATATACTGCTTTGTTTACCATCTTGTCTTGCCTTTCATTTGTGCTTTCACTGTTCTCATTGTCCACTCTCTGAAGAGTTCATCACCAACAGAATCAACCACCTGACCTTGACTTTGTGTCACTGCATCTTTAAAGAAGTTTGTTGCTGGCATTGCACCAGTTGCATGAGATGAACCAGTCTTCTCATTTACATATCCTCTCATTCTTGTTCCACTGTCAACCAAGTGACCATGATAGCCTGTCCAATTGCCAGAAGCTCTTGCACCGATCTTCAAGATAGGAAGCCTTCTATGTGGTTTCACACCAATTGATCTGTACAAGCTGCCACTTGCTTTGGCATTCGTTCTTGCAAGCAAGTTTGATTTTGAAGCAACAACCAATGGCTTTGAAGCTTTTCTGAATGCTGCCATCATGATGCTCTTCTGTGTTGATTGCTTCAATCCAGTGAAGAGATCATCAAGCTCATGCACACCAAAAACATTATATTTATTCTGTGTTAAACTCATTAGATTGTAATCTTTGAGCCTGTCAACTTGAGCATCTTCTTCTTCCTGTCTTCTTCAATGTATTCAATATTAAACTTGTCACCTCTGAACCAGACTTGCATTGTCTCTGTGATTCCTTCTTTGAAT